CTACGCTTGGGGCGCTTTTGGGGCAAACTGTAATTTGCGCATCTCGGCCCAATCGCCTTCGCCGTCGATCCAGCGGGCATACCGAGACAGCAGAATCTGTATCGAATGGCCGAGCTGCTTGGCGATGAATGCCGGTGTCATTCCGGCCATCAGGCACATGGTTGCGTAGGTGTGGCGCGCATTGTACGGGGGCCGGTAGCGAATACCCAGCGCCTTTAGCGTCGGTCGCCACTGGTGATGCAGGTCACTCGTCTGCTGGATGAACTGAGAGCTCTTGCTCGGCGGAAAGCAGAACGGGAAGTCAGTCAGCCTGCCGGAGCCGGCCGCGCGCCGCTCGGCGTACTGCTTGGCGAACAGAAGGGCATGAACCGCCCGGTCATTCAGCAGGACAAACCTATCCTTCTTGGTCTTCGTCCGCTCGACGACCTTCTTCTTTGCTACGGACCTGCAGACGTGGACCGTACGCCTCTTCAAATCGACCTCTTCCCAGCGAAGGGCGGCGATCTCTCCTAACCGCATGCCGGTATAGAAAGCGAACTCGAAGAACGCAGAGTATATCTGGCTGGGCCAGTGTTCCGTTTGGTAGAGCCTGGCAATGATCCTGTCTGCCTCATCCTGCGTGAACGGGTCAACTTTCGCTTCCGTCCGCGTCGGTATGTCCAGCGCCTGGATCGGGTTCTCCGCAATCAGCCTGTCCGAAACCGCCGACTCAAGAATGGTGCTCAGCTTGTTCATGGCGTTCGCCTTAACGCCGTCCGAGGTCCAGGGGATCTGGACGACGAGCTCGCGCATGAAGGCGGTCGTTAGGTTTGGCAGCGGGGTCGTGGCCAGATACGGCATCCACCAGATGTTGAGCACTGACTTGTAGTTGTCGCGCGTCCCTTCTGATATCGATCGACTGTCGAGCCAGACCTGGGCGTACTGCCCGAACCCGCGCGAAACGCTTGATACGGCGTTCGGCGAGCCGGGGAAGAGCTCGGCATACTTACGCTCGTCGAAGATGCCGTGCTTGATCTGCTGGACTACTTGATCGCGTAGACGGGATGCAGCGGCAATGCCCGCTTGCGTCGGGGGGAGGGCGAGGGTTTCTGAGCATCGCTTTCCGTTCCAGCTAAATCGGATGCGGATCGTATCGTTGCGTAGCTCAACTCCGGTGGGCAGTGCCATAGGCTTTCTTGCCATTCTTCGTACCTTGATCGGCTGTAGTAGATTCGTCCATTGATGCGATTCCAGACGCCCTCGGGAATCTGGTTCCGGCTTCGCCTGCCTTCTAGGGCTCGATCTGTTGTGCCAAGTATCATGGCCATCTGCTGTTCGGTCACCTTGTCAGGGAACCACTCCGGCAGATTCTCTAGTTTCTCTGCGCCCATCTCTCACCCCCTCACCGTTACGCCGGCTGCTTCTGGTACTAGCGTCATCACGGCGCTGTCGATCTCGTCTATACCGGGCAGCATGATCAGCTCGTGCAGCGCCATGTAGGCGACTTGTGGCCGACCTTCATTGATCGCTTCCATTGCGCGTATCACTGCGTCCTTGGACTTCACGACGTACATCGCTGACTGAAACGTCATGCAATAGTCGACCATCGGGTTCTCGTCACTCATGTCTGTGTGCATGTCTATCTCCTGCTGCGTGTGGGGTTAGGCGGTGCCGTTCAGCGTCCGGTATTCAATCGGCACTCCAGCGGCCTGAGCTGCAGCTATGCCGTACTCCATGCCCTTGCTGATTCCGCGATCGGTGTAGACGACCGAAGCATGGGCGACTGAGCGCCAAGCCAGGCCGGCATCAATCCCTTGCGCACGCTCTTCCGGGACGTCGTCATTCAGCACGCCGGGCTGGGTATAGAGCAGGTGCGAAGCGATCGGCGCCTCGCCGCGCAGCAGGGAGTCACGTACGCAAGCACGGGCGTATTCGATGTTTGCCTCAACGTCGCCGGCAAACGGGCTTTCCAGAATGACCAGTTTCATGCAGCCCTCCTTTGAACGATGGTTACGTGCCCGAGCCCGGAGCGCTCCAAGGCGGCGACGTTTGCCAGCCCGTAGGCGACCAGGCAGATCGGCGCGCCGGAGTTGAACGCTGCCCGGCTGCCGTCTACGCGGTGGAAGTGCGGCCGGCCTTGTAGGAACAGGACGGCATCAGCCGCGCCCCATACCGACTCGAAGAACATGGCCGTCTCAGTGCGCGCCGGAATCAGCGCAATGCCATTGCCGTGTGCGGCCAGCTTGCGCATCCACTTGGTCGCCTCACGGCCAAACGGTGGGTTCATCCAAACGCGGCCCTGCCAATCTTGCGACAGGCCGTCGTCTTCCTTGCAGTAGTGCTTGGCCGCGGTCGGCCAGGGACGGCGCGACTCGTGCGGAGAGCATGGGTCAAGGTCAAAAGGCCCGAGCGCGGCCAAAATCTCCGGGGGTGTCAGCCATTCATCGGTGCCCATGACGGGCGACTGGTGTCCGGACATGGACATAGCAACTCCTCCCCGCCGACTCTCGCCGGCAGGCTGTGTGTTTGGGTGGGGTTAGGGGGTGAGCACCAGACTTGGGGTCAGGGTGTCAGGCGTCCGCTTCAGTCTCGAAGCGTGCCAGCTGGTTCTGCAGCAGCTGGCCCATCTGCGCCTTGTCGGCGTCATCCAGCACAGGCACCGGAACGAACAGGATGCCGGCTTGCGCCAGTTGCTGCGCGACCTGAAGCGCCTTGCGCAGTTCTACGGGAGATGCACGTTCCATTCACGCCTCCTTCGCAGCCATGGCGGGCGCTTCGCCATCAATCAGCGCATCTACCGCAGCATTGATGTTGCCGCCGAATTCATCCAGATCGACGCGCAGCAGGTTGAGCCAGTGCGTGTCGTCACCCTGGAGGCTGACGTAGCGCCACCGCTCAGCATCCTTCCGTAGCGCCTCGGCCTCAGCGACCAAGGCGCGCCTGGTGCACTCTGCGGCGTCCATGTAGTCGTTCTTGTGCTGGCGCAGTTGGGCGACCTCGGCGCGCAGCTGGTCGCGCTCGCGCTCGGCCGTCTCCAGTGCGTCCGTCAGCATGCTGTTGGTATCGCGCTCTGCATTCACGCTCGCAGCGTTGGCCAGCAGCGTCTCGCGCGTCTCTCGGCCGCATTGGGCGCGCCAGTGGTGGACCATCTTCGCGTTGCTGTTCGCCAGCATACGCAGCGACTGGAACTGCTTGCGCAGGTTGTCATAATCGCCGGCCGGCTCGGCTGTGATCGTGTCAGGGGCGCTCAGTGCAGCCTGCAGCCTATCCCGCTCGGCCTTCAGCAGCGCAATGCCTTCGGACAGGCACTCGTCGAGCTTCCGGTCCTGCTCGCTGCTGCTCATGCTGCCTGCAAAGTGCTTGACCATCAGCGTCATCGTGTTGGTTTCAGACTTCGCCAGCTCCTGCAGCAGCCTATCCCGCTCGGCGGTCACGGCTGACAGGGCGGCGTAATGCTCGTCGCGCTTATCCATCGCTTTGATCAGGTAATCGTCGAGGTCAATTTCTTCCCCGCACGCCCAGCAGCAGCCGTCGAATTCGTTTCGCGTTTCCAGCGATGTCATCTCGTGACATTTCCAGCAACTGATTTCGTGCTTCTGGCTCATTCCACTGCCTCCAGCGCCTTGGCGGGGTAAATCTGCACGCTGCCTGCGTGGGCCTCGCTCTCTACGGCGTAGCCTTCCGGGGTCAGAGGTGTGGAGTAGGTGCCGCAGATTCGGCCCTGCCATTCGCTGCCGGATGTCTTGCGCACGAGGTCGCCCATGCGGAACTTGCCTTGCGGGGCGGTCTGCGCGATGGGGGCGAGTGACACCACGGAATGGCCATCGGCTTCAAGCGCCACAAGGCTTGGGTGGTAGCGCTGAGTCGAGAAACAAGCCACGTTGCCGTTTGCGGCGAATACGGCGTATGCCATCGGCTGAACCGTCAAGCATTCCTTGACAGTTGCCTGCTCGGTCTGCGCGGCCCGAGCCTTCAGCTCAGCCGCATGCTCGCGCTCCTGCTCTGCCGAGTACTTCCAGTGCTCGGCAGCGGACCAGGGCGAGGCGATGACCACCGCCGATACCTGAATGCCTGCCGGCATCGGCAGTGCGTTCAGCGCGGCAGCGTGCTGCTCGGCATCCTCTCGACTGAATGCTGCGTACAGTTCGTCCGGCCCCTGTGCATGGACTGCCCATAGCTCATCCTGCGCCTGGGCTTGCTCTACTGCCGCCTGCCAATCCCTGAACCCCTGCGCTGCGGCTGTGGCCATGTCGACGGCGGTTAATTGCTCTTGCTCAGAATTGGAATCCATGCTAGCCGTGTCCTCGGTCATAGGACTGCGGACGGGCTCGGCCTGCTGGGATAGGGCGTCCTTAATCCGTCCAGCCAGCGTGATCATGGAAAGGTGCAGGCCGCAGCCATCGCCGTAGTGTTCGGCTTGGCAATCGACCACCTGCTGCAACAACCCGCGCAGCATTTCGTTCTCCGCCTTCGCAGCCCCAAGCTCAGCGCCGATTCGCCCTGCTGCCTTCAGTGTGTCGTTCATTGCTCAATCTCCTTGATTGTGGCCAGCGGCAGCCCGCTCATTGCCAGTGGCTCGTCGTAGCAGACGCCCATCATCTCGGGCCATTTGCGAGGCTCGCCGGGTTTGATGACGCCCTGGTCGTGTGCGCGATCCCATGACAGGCGATGCCGGATGACCTGATACAAGTCCCACGCAATGCCATCCTCGCGGCGCTTCGTGGCCTCCGGCATCAGCGAGTTTGCCAAGCGCTGTATCTCGTGCCGCGTGGCGTGGTCCTGCTCCCAATCGCGCCGGTCGTAGAAGCCCGGCAGCCGCTCAATGGCGTGATCGATCTGACCGATCTTGATCCGCGCCAGTAGCTCGCAGGCCTCTTGCAGCTCTGCTGCCTGGCGCTCGGTTACGGTGATGGTGTAGGTGCGCATGACGCCTCCTTGGGTGGCTCCGGTGGGCGGCAGAAGATTGGTGCGGTCACAGCGGCAGCGACTCCTGCACCGCAAGGCACTCGGCCTCGCCGTGTGGCAGGGCCAGCCGATTCACTCGGTCGCGCCACTCGTCCATGGATTCCTGCGTCATGGTGGCGGCCGGCTTGTGGCATTCGGGCTGGAGAGGGCAGGCGTTGCAGCTGCTGCGGGACTTGAAGTTGTAGTGCTTGGCGCAGATGGCCTTGGCGGTGTCGGATAGCTCGGTCACGGAGCAATCCTCCGTAGCGGCTCACGCGGCGCAATGCGCGGCTCGACGTCAATGAAGCCAGATCCTCGGAAGTCACCATCGGTAGCGCGGGCCATGTCCACCTCAAGGCGCGCTGTGGCATTCACTTCGGCCGCGACCTGGGCAACAGCCTTTGCTTGTTCAATCGAGTAGGTGCCGGCTAGCACGCCCTCCATCGTCTTGCCGAGGATGGCGCGCAGATCACTGAGGTTGTTCATTGTGCTGCTCCAGTTTGTTGAGCTTCCGCTTGAACCAGCCAAGCGTTATGGCTGCCTGGCGATACTCGGGCGGATAGCGGTCGATTGAGTTGCGGCGCATGTTCTCTGCGCGGGTGACCAGTTCTAGGTTGTCGATGGCGATGTTGGAGGGGTTCCTGTCCTTGAAGACGAGGAAATGCCCAGCCGGCACGGGGCCGTTGTGCTCTTCCCACAACATCACGTGGACCGGGCGCCAATCGGTGCGCTTGTTGCCGGTGTCCGCCACCTTGCGATAGAGAATGCCGCCCTTGTCGGTGCGCTCCGCTCCGATTGGGCGCCACGTGTTCGATGGGCGATGGCCTAGCTTGAACTGCGTGTCCTTGGCGCGGCCTCCTGCCTGCCAGCCCTTGCGGCCTGCATTCCAAGCCTGGTGGCCCGGCTTGAATCTTCCGCAGCCGGTGATTTCCTTGAACTCATCCGGGCGTGTCAGTCCGAGCTTAGAGACGCGGTTGTGTATCGAGCCGGTGCCGCGCCCCATCAGGGCTGCTATCTCGGTGATGGGCTTGGTGGCATACAGTTCTGCCAGTGTTGCGTCCTCTGCCGGCGTCCAGTGCCGGTATTCCGTGCGGCGCCTTCCAGCAAGCGGGCTTGTGCTGGTCATCTCCCCTCCTAGGCGACGTGCCGCCAGCTGCGGTAGTCGCGCACTTTGTCGATGGTCCGCTGGTGTACGCCGAGCTGTTCTGCCCACTGGCGCGCAGTGAGCCCGCGGCGGTTGGTGCGGATCGCGCGCACAAGGTCTGCGTTCAGCCTGGCGTGCGGCAGGCGCTCACCACGCAGTGCGAACTCATGAGCGCGGCTTAGGTATTCGTCGCGGGTCATGCTGCCTTCCTGCGAGCCTGTGCCCGCGCTACAGCCTTTGCGTAAAGGCACGGCCGGCAGTAGCACTGCCAGACGCCAGTCGTCTTGATGAACTGGAAGTGATCATCGTCCAGCGGCTTCCACTCATTGCAGCCGCCGCAGAGCTTTTCGCGGATGCCGTTGATCTCGCGCCGGACGAGCCGGCCTTTCAGGGTCCGCGTTGATCCGGCGCGCAGAGCCTCGCCCTGCGCTATGGCATGGTTGTCTATGAGCATGGGTGTGTACCGGGGAGGAGGGCGCGCTGGGCGCCCGGGGTGGATCAGATCAGCAGCGAGCGGGCGCCGCGGTAGGGGTCGGCGAAGGGGATGTCGTCGTCGAAGCTGTCGTAGTCCGGCGCCGGTTGCTGGCGTGCGGCCGGCTGTTGCGGCTGAGCTTGCTGGCGTGGTGCTGCTTGCGCTGGAGGCTGGCTCTGCCCGTTCTGCTGCGGCGCGCTTCCCGCGAATTCGATGTTTGATACGCGCCCGGTCAGCTTGTGGCCCTGCGTGCCGTCATTCTTTTGGAAGGTTTCGATGTGCACGTCATCGACCGTCACGCTCAACTGTTGGCCTTTGAGTAGGTAAGGCGCCAGGGCTTCGGCTCGATCACCCCAAAGCGCTGCGTCTACCCACTGAGACGGGCGCTGGCCGTTCTCCTTCTTCCCGTAACTGAACGCCAGTGCCAGGGTGGCTACAGGCTTTCCAGCCTGCGTGAATCGAACTTCTGCATCGCGGCCCAGTCGGGCCAGTCCAAATAGCTGTGCCATGTCGGCTCCTTGGTTGTTGGGTTAGGCGGCAATGCCCATGACCCGATTCATGCGCTCTTCGAGCAGTTCGTAGAAGGTGGAGACGCGTTCGCTGATCTTGCGAATCAGCGCCTCGTCGCGGTATGCGCGCTTGACGAATAGGGGCATGCCCGGCCAGTAGGACACGAAGTCGATCCATTCCCGATCCGATACCCATAGCCCGCCCTGACACTGCGCGACGTGCTCCTTTGGGATCTCGCCAGCCAGGATCACGCCGACCTGGAACTTCGGCAGCTTGGTCTTGATCTCGGTGAGGCCGTTGGCGCCGACCAGCGAGTCCGGCGAGTAGCCGATGCCGTGATTCAGGATGATGGCCACCTGTTCCGTGGCGACCTCTTCGCGCGACTCGTACAGGCCTCGTGCGACTGCTTCCAGCTCGTGCCCGCGCTCGGTGTGGCGATTTCCGCCGAATGGGTCTGCCGCCTCGCCTGTGATACGCTCGCCGATCAGCGTATCCATGTAGGTGAAGGCAGCCGCACCGAAACCCTCTTGTCCTTTTCCGTTGACCAGCAGGCAGTCCAGTTCGGAGCAGGTCACGATACCCAGGCGCAGGGCCAGCCAATCGGCCGACCCTTGCTCGACTTCACGGATTATCTGCATTGCCAGACTCCTTGGCCTTGTTGGCCGACTTGGTTAGCGCTGCCATCACCTTGTCGAACTCAGCCTTGGCCACGCTTTCCGGCGTGCCGTGCATGCCTTCGAATGCTGTTTTGGCCTTGTCGCTGCACTTCTCCAGCAGCGCGCGCAGCTGTGCCGCCTGCGGCGCGGTCACTTTTGCCGTCGGCGCCGCGGCATAGCCGTCGTCGTCTTCTCCGCGGGTCGTGATGTTCAGCATGGCGCACATGACATAGCGCTTGCCGTAGCTGACCGACGAGGCAACCGCCTGGACCGCGTTCTTGCTGCCGCTGGTATCGCTCGGTAGCAGCATCGTCGTCTGCTCCCGGTGGCCGGCGCGGTGCATCAGAATTCCGGTGACGTTGATTCCGCCTTGGTGATGCTCGACCTTGAAGGAGATGGCGAAGCCGTAGCGCTGCATAATCGGCTTCATCACGTCGTTGATGTCCTCGAGCGTGGCGTAGCGGATGGAGCCGTGCCCCTTGCCGCGCTCGGCAATGCTCGGAATCTCGCACTGCATCTCTGCCATAGCCGCGCTGAACTCGGCTTCGGCGTTCCGCGCCTGCATCCGCTCGTGCATGGCCATCAGGCGCTCCATCTTCTCGATGTCGCACTGGGGGTCTGCGGCGGCGCGCTGGATGACCTGAAGGATGGTTGTCGATTCCGTCGCCTGGACGATTGCGGCTGACTCCTGCCGCTGGGCAATTGCTGTGTTCATGTCCAACCTCCGAAGAAGTAAAAGATCGCCGCCTCACCAATGAGGCCGAAAGCGAGCGTTGCGGAAAGGACGCCGAACCCGGTAAGGGCCCACCAAGCAGCTGCGAAGCTGTGGCCTGATGGGGTGTCGTCGTGCGGGCCGGTGCCGTAGTAGATGGTTTCGGTTCTCATAGCGGCGCCCCGTTGGTGATTCGATCTGCAAGGCCGTGCACTACGGCGAAGACAACTAGAGCCATAACGGAGCAGGTCACGTAGACGGCCTTTCGCTTTGCACGCTGGTATTCGGTTGCCATCACATGGCCCTCCCGATCTCGGCTGCTGCGCGCGTGAAGCCTCGGCGGTATGCAGCCAGCACGCCGTCATCTCCGATTGGCTCGTCGAGGATCAGGCCGTGAGCGCCGACAGCCTTAGCTCCGCATACCTCAATCAAGTTGCCGAAACGCCTAGCGCTAAGTCCAAGCTCCACGGCCAACCTCAGCGCATCGCCGTCGTCGGTGAGCGGGTTCCAATTCCCGTTGCTCCCGATGAATAGCATCGTTTTGCTGAGCGCCCGGTTTGGGTGTGGCCGCACTTCAATCCCAGCAGCCTTCGCCGCCAGCTCCAACAGTTCGCGGTCATCCATCACACACCCCCTATCAGCGCAACGTGAACGAGATAGGCGCAGAACAGGGCTACGATGACGAGGCAGACAGCGCCGGCCAGCTCCTTGAGTTGGATGGTCATGCCGCCTCCTCCTGTGCTGGTAGCAGGAACTCGCTGACCCGATCGGATAGGGCGCGGAGCTTGTCGATCAGGTCCGGGTCGCCTTCGCCGGTCAGCCCGTTGAGGTAGTAGTGCTGACTGAACACCGTCAGATCCTCTGCCCTGTCGTAGACGCGGACGTAGATGCCGTTTGTGTTGCCGGCGTAGGAGAGGTACGCCTCGTATTGCCCGGCCTGCGTCACGTCGTGGCAGATGCAGAACAGGTCGAACACGGCTTGCTGGATGTCGGTCTTCATGCTGCCTTCCTCTCCTGTTCAGCCATCAGTTGTTCGCGAATACGGGAAAGGCGGCGCAGATCGCCGACCGTCATGTATCGCTCCTGCTCGCAGTCGAAGTCGTCACGGCTGCTTACGGTGATGATTTCGCGGTCATCAGAGACCTTTCCGCTCCAGAGGGCCGACTCGAGGGCGAACGGCTCCAGAGCTTCGATAAGCTCGTCTGTAGTCATGGTGTGTGCCTCAGAGGAACCCGCATTGGTGACGCCATCCGCGAACCGCGACCAAACGGTTAGTGAGAGATGAATGGCGTCCCGATGCGGGCTGGGGGTAGGAGGGGAGGCGCTACCAGCACCGCGCGCCGTACGGTTATCGCAGACCTGGGGGTCTGGCCTGGCTGGTTCAGGCGGGGTTCAGCCTTTCCAATTCCTTCTCCACCAATCCCACATGTACAGCGCTGCGAGGATGGCGCAGAGGATCAGGACTTCGGGGCCGGTTAGCATGGCGTGCTCGGCAGTTCTGGCAGCGGCATCCAATGCGTGATGTTCGTGTAGCAGGTGTCACCGTCGAGGTACTGCCACGGCCGTTGCTCGCGGTTCTTGCGGATGGCGAAGAAAGGGCCGTCGGTTGTTTTTCCGACTCGACACACGATCACCTGCTTGTTTGGAGGCGGGAGTTCCGTCTCAACGCTTATCCATTCGCTCATCTCAGCCTCCTATGTGCTGATGGGTGCCCGCTGCAGCCTGTCGCCAAGCTGCGGGGGTGGGGTGGCTACCAGGCGCCGAACCAGATCCCGACGCCGTGAACGATGGCGACCGGGAAGAAGATGGCGCCGCCGATCAGGAAGCCCCATTGCTCTTCGGTGAAGCAGCGGACCAGGTGGGTGATCCAAGCGGCCGGACCCGCGATCAGTAGCGCGATGAAGAAGATCGCCGCCAGCGTGTTGTCTCTTACTTGGTACGTCTTTGCCTTCATGGTGTTGCTCCGTTCGGTTGTCTTCCCAATGCCGACTCATCGAATCGGCATCAGTGAATGTTCCGTCTCGCAAACCTCCGCGCCGGTAACCGGTGGCGGACGCCTTGCGTTGTTGCGTTACCGTCCAACAGAACTCAATTGCCGGATTCACTCGGCGCCTGTTGGCTCGTCTTCACGTTGTTAAAGAGCGTTTCGGGTCACCCCGAGGCCTCTCGGCCTGTCGTCGCTGTGTTTCGCTTCGATGGGTGAACATTACAACTAGAAATTGTAGGCTGCAAGTAGAAATTGTAATTTTCTCCAAAGAAAAGCCCGCGCAGTGGCGGGCTATGGTTTCAATGTTCTGATCCGGTCCAGATGACGTGCACGCTTCCGTCCGGCCTTCGTCGCATGGTCACGTTGTCGGCCTGCTCGATCTCTTCTAGAAGACGCTCCCAGTCTTCAGGTCGATCATTCGGACTCGGCCGAAGATTGGCCTGGCGTTCGCGCTGCGCGGTAGGCGCCGTCAGCGCTAGGTTCACCCGGCGCACCAATCGGCTATAGGTCGATGCCTGGCAGTGGTGCGTGATGGCGTGAGGTTGCATCCGATTCATTGTGGCCCTCCTTACTGCTGGATATCCACACAGTAATTGTGAGGGTTTCACCGGGCAAGAGGAAACATGGTGGCCGGTTGCCACATGTAAAGAAGAGGCTCAGACCTAAGTAGGAGAGGGGAGGAGCGGATACAAAAAGCCCCGCGTGGTGCGGGGCTTACTTTGGCTCTTACTGCTCCGGAATTCCATCGAACATGAGCATCTGCTCAGGCTGTTTGCCGTAGTAAGCGGCGACCTTGCCCCTTAGCTCCGGCATGGTTTTGCATGTCTTGGCGATACCGATTATCTGGTGGATATGGCTGATCAGAGCTTTGAGGCCGACATCTTGGGTTAGCCACTGATGGTAGTTCTGGCCTTGCCTGGGTGGCGGCATGTTCTTCTTGAGGTGGGCGGCTATGTCAGGATCGAGCGCATCGTAAATCAGCTCAAGCACGAGCTTACCCCACCACTTAGGCCTAAGTTTGAGGCTGCCCTGCCAGTTAGTGAGGCGACCAAACTCTTCCCAGAGCTCATCCGGAAAGGTCTTTTCCCATCCGCGTAGCTCTTCTGCGATAAATGCCCTGAGCTTGACCTGCAGCGCGTCACCCTCGCGCTCGACTTGGTATCCAGTCGCTTCGTCGATAAGCGCAATGAGGCCGACTTTCGCGCAGGAGCTGAGGAGAATACTTGCCTGGATGGCGATTTCTCGCTGTCTTTCGGTGTCGAGCGCATTAGCCTTAAGGGCGTTCACGTATGCGTTACAAATCTCTATGAACGCTTCGGCTTTGATTCCGCGGCCCCGGTATTGAGTGCCGGGTAGGTTAAACTCTACGGTTTCACCCAGGACTAACTCACTGTTTATAAAGGGTTTTAGTGCGTTAACCCCGATGTAGTCACCCAGCTTTCCGCTATCGGTTCCGGCGATTGCCTTAACCACGGTACGAAGGCTGAGGACTCGCTCCTTGGTATCCAAGACGTAGCATTCAACGCCAGTATCCCCGCCGAGGCTAAGCTCGCCTCGATGCTTAGCAAATGGTGAATCTGGCATCTGAAAACTAGCTTCTTCTGTTGGCAGCTCGCTCATTCTACCTTCCTCTGGTTGCTGTTCGCTAAACCCTAACCTTACTCGGCGCCACGATGTGGCCGACGTAGTGCATCTGCTCGATCTGTTCCATTGGAATCGTGCGCCGGCTGTATGCGGGGTTTAGCGACATCACGCTGACCTCTACGTCGTTGGCGTACAGCAGCTCCTTGAGCATGCATTCGCCATCGACTAGCCGGATCATCACGTACTCGCCAGGCACAAGCCTTCCGTTTGGCTCACAGACCGCGATCCAGCCAGAACGGATAGCAGGAGCCATCGAATCACCGCGCAGGCGCAGGGCGTAGGCGCCCGGGTCTTTGGATGGCACGTCAACGACGCCTTCCCCTTCTTCCAGGGCATACCAATAGCCCTCGGCACCCATCTGTGCAGTGCCGACGATAGGGATGGCGCGATACGGGCTGACGATTGGCGGGCCTTGCTCGACGTTCGATTCGAGCTGGCCAGTGATGCGCTGGAATTCACCCTCAATCGCATCGTCGCTCATCAGCTCGCCGACACTCACGCCAAGAACCTCGGCAAGCCTTGTCATTTTCTGCTGACGAGGCACGTTCTTTCCGGCCTCCCACGCCTGTACAGACTGGGGCGTAACCTTCATTTCGCGGGCCAGTTCCGACTGGTTCCAGCCCTTCAGTTCGCGCAAGAACGCGATGCGTTTTCCGAGTGTGTTCATGCCAACAAAGATACAACCGCTGGTTGTAACTGGCATTGCAAGTCTCCCTTGTAAAATCCTGCGCTTCCCTGTAACTTTGCGTTGTAATTCGAGAAAAACGGAGTTCCCGATGACCGACAACGCCGCTACTCGCGCAGCTGCTGCAGCTGGTGGGCAGTCCGCTCTCGCAAGAGCAATCGGCTGCTCTCCGCAGGCCGTACAGCGCATGTGCGCTACAGGCCGCGTACCAGCAGAGCGCGTTCTTCCGATCGAGGCAGCGAGCGGCGTTTCCCGCCATGAGCTTCGTCCCGATCTGTATCCGAAGACCCGTAAGCGCGCTGCTGCTGCATAAGCGACATCCCTGTCAGTGGTTTCCATGAATCCAGTATTGCCCGACGAACGGTAGGGCGCCACGGAAAGAGACAAGAGGTTTTACGAGATGGAAGATTTTCTGAGAGCTACCCAATCCGCGGTGCTGGATCACGAAGCCAAGACCCTAGCCACAAAGATGAGCATCGCGCATGTGAGCCTGCTTCAGCGCGCTAACCCGGACAACGATGCCCATCACCTGACCATCGAGCACCTGTTCGGAATCCTGCTCCACACCGGCGATATGCGCCCGCTGCAGGCCCTGGCTGAATCGTTCGGCTTCGAGCTGGTAGCTAAGGAGCAGCCCAAGGCTCGCGACCTTTCAGCCGCAATGCTCCACGTCACCAAAGAATTCGCAGACGTTGCTCGCTCAGTGAGCGATGCGATGGATGACGGCCGTATCTCCCAGCACGAGCGTGCGCAGATCAGCCGCGAGATCAACGAAGCCCGCCACAGCCTCGACGTGATGGCGGCTTCGGTAAAGGTCGCCTGACAGACAGGCACAAAAAAGCCACCGGGCAAGGGTGGCTTCTTCAACAGCAACAACAGACAGGACGAATCATGACAAACGTTATTCAGATTGGCAACACCCAACGGGGGTTCACCCGGATGGACAACAGCATCATGGATGCCTTGATGGCGATTGATCTGCCAGCGCGTGAGCTGAAGGTCGCTCTGTTCGTCGCCAAGACAACCATCAACTTCCAGGCGGGCCCGGTACGCATCACAGCAGCAGCTGTGTCGAAGGCAACCAATATCCACCCGGACGTTGCGTCCAAGGCAATCAGCCGCCTCCTGAAGCGCCGCGTGATTTTCCGTGAAGGTGGAGCCCGTGGCGAGATTGGTCTGTGTGACCCGAAAGAATGGGTATTCGTAGAAGGTCCGAATCAGACCAACAGAGCCGACTCGGACAAATCCGATAAGGTCGTTTCGATCTCGAGTCAGACCAAAACCGACGACTCCCTTCTTTATTCTAAGAAAGAACCCCTAGTAACTGTTCCTTCGGAACAGATTACTGCCCCCCAAGGGGGCGAGACGCCCTCCGATGACCAGCTTCCCGAGGATCAGGACGAAACCCCGAAGCAGGAAGAGCCAAAGCCAGCCGCGGTGTCTTTCGATGGCGAGGACTTCCAGGTCAGCTCTGACCTGATCACCAAGTGGGCGAAAGCCTACGCACCGGTTGACGTCGAGACTGAGATTGTTCGTGCCGCCGCCTGGGCTTCCGCCAACCGCCCGAAGAAGGACTATCGCCGCTTCCTGGTCAACTGGCTTGCCAAGGCCCATGTCAAGGTCGCCAACGGCGTGTCCGAGACTGGCGTGCCGGTAGACCAGATCATCGACCTGTACCACCGCGTCTGCCCGAACCTGCCGGCCGTTACCGTGAAGACCGACAAGGCCCTTCGCAGCATGATCGTCGAGCGCTGGAACGAGTCTGAGGCCCACCAGAGCGGAAAGGGCTTCTGGCTCCCGTTCTTCGAGAAGGCCAACAACCGCAGCCAGGTCTTCTACCGTGGCCAGAATGTCGTCCCGCGCCTGGAGGCACTGGTAAGCCGCGCCGTCTTCCGTGAAATCTCGGAGGCGCAGCAATGATCGAACTTCACAGCCTCGAAGCCGAGCACGGCGTGATCGGCGCAATGCTCAAGCAGCCGCACCTGATCGACGTCCTCAGCGATGACCTGTCGCCCGAAGCGTTTGCCTACGCCGACAACGCTGACCTGTACCGCCTGATCATGGAGCTGCACAACGATGGCCAGCCGGTAGACGCGATCACTCTTGGTGACCGCATGGCTGAGCTGCCAAGCGGCACTCGGACCACGGCCTATGCCGGCGAAATTCAGTTCAACACCCCGTCCGCTGCCAACGCGAAGACCTACGCGAAGATCATCCGCGACCGAGCCGTGGCTCGCCAGATCGTCGCCGCCGCCGAGCGCATCCACGAGATCGCTCACGACCAAGCGACCGTCGAGGACAAGATCGCGCAGGTGCAGTCGACCATTCTGGCCCTCGGTACTGATGGCGGCGACGCCGAATGCCAGAGCATGGCCGATATGTGGGCGGAGCACATCGAAGTGCTGCAGGTGCGCCTGGATCGTTTCGCCAAGGGCGAAGCAATGGACGGGCTAGGGACTGGTATCCCTGACCTCGACAAGTACACCCAGGGCATGAAGCCGGGTCAGATGATCGTCGTTGCTGGCCGTCCTGCCATGGGCAAAACCACCCTGGCCATGAACATCGCGGCAGACGTCGGCATCAACCAGCGCAAGCCGGTTGCCGTCATCAGTCTGGAGATGAGCAAGACCCAGCTGATGGATCGCCTGCTCGCGGCGGTCGGAGGCATCCCGCTGCCATCCCTGAAGACCGGCGAGTGCAGCAGCGACTACAGCACCGAGCTGGCGGCTGCCGGCCTGAAGCTGAGCCGGTCTCCAATCGTCGTATCTGACGTGCCGGTCATGACCATGGCGCGCATCCGCTCCATCGTCCGCCGCCAGAAGCATCGCATGGGTGGCATGGGCCTCGTGGTCATCGACTACTTGGGCCTGGTCGAGGGCGATGGCGCTGGCCGGACTGAAGACGTAACGGTGATGTCGCGCCAGATCAAGCTGTTGGCCCGCGAGATGGAATGCCCGGTAATCGTCTTGTCCCAGCTCAATCGCGGCTGTGAGTCCCGCCCAGACAAGCGCCCGGTTCTTTCCGACCTGCGCGAATCCGGCGCCATCGAGCAGGACGCCGACATCGTGATGTTCGTTTACCGGGATGAGGTTTATCACCCGAACACCCAGGACAAGGGCATCGGCGAAATCCTGATCCGCAAGAACCGTGACGGCGAGATCGGAACTGTACCGACCGCCTTCCAGGGCGATAAGTCCCGCTTTGTCCCGCTCGCCGCGCACGCCCGCAGCGGCAATGTCATCGAGGTGAACTTCTGATGAAAAGCCGTCGGACTGTCTTCGAGCACAAGGGCTACAAGCTGCGCTCCTACACCGAACTGATGTGGGCGCGCCTGATGGATGCCATCGACGTGTTCTACCTCTACGAGCCGGACCTGATCCAGGTAGAGGGCTGCAAATACCTGCCGGACTTCTACTTGCCGGCCGCTGACTTCTATCTGGAAGTGAAAGGCAAGTACCCGACTGCAGAAGAGAAAAAGAAGGCCGAAGGCGTGCTCGCTGCTACCGGGCGCCCTGTTGTTTTTCTTGTTGGGCGGCCGGAGAGCGATGCCCACGGATTTATGAATTGCTGCCTTATGGCTCAGCGTCGAGATGAGTGGGTTCTTGTTTCGTTGCACGACCTAGACCAGCTCTATCTTGCGGCTGCCGACCAGGCGGCATGGCTTAAGGCGATCCTGTCTGTGCGCGAGGACTGCCTCGACTACCTGCGCCCCATCAGCGAAGTCATGGACGAGGTACTGCACGAGATGTTCGGTCGCGGCCCGGTGGAGAGTCATCTGCGCCTGGTCCACAAGCGGGTCAACGAGGCGCGGTCATCGGTCGAGCGCGAGACGTCGATCGCCGAGCAAGGGCTCGCGTGGTGGCGCAACCGGTACTTCCCCAAACCCAATGACCATCGCGTCGTCTGTGCTGACGGAAGCACCCAGCGCGGCGTAGGAGCACGGAAATGAGCAAGTACGACGAATTGAAGCGGCTGGCAGGCGAGCTTGAAGTGCTAGTGCCGGCTCTGCTGCGCGAGAAGGCTGACCTGATCGCGGAGAACGAGCGGCTGCAAGCTGACAAGAACACCGTCGACTGCCGGTTCGAAGTAAGCCGCGACACGCTGGAAGTGATTCGTGGCTGCTTGCGGCAGGCGGAATCAGAGATCGACCAGATGAAAGCTCAGTCTGTGGAGCGTGGAGCGGTATCGCGCGCCCTGCACGAGGCGGTCAGTGCGATCTACTTCGACGACAGCAGCGATTTCGGGTCGGCGCTATGGGCCGTGGTGCGCCACCTTGCCCCCGAGCTGATTGAGGAGCTGGAGAGCGATCCATCCGCGGTTTGGCACAAGACAGAAGCCTTGGCGGAGCAGGAGTCCTCGAAATGAGTGATTTTTCGGAGATGACAGAAGCCTTCGAGCAGGCCCGCACAGCTCCAGACGTAACAGACCGCGCTACTGGCCTAGAGGAAGCGGATCGTATAGGTGGCGTGGCGCTGGTACAGGCCAGGCTGCAGGGCGATGGCCGTCCGGACTGCCTGGATTGTGGGGAGGACATCCTCCCAGCTCGCCGCCAGGCCGTGAAGAACGCCGTGCGCTGCAAGGAGTGCCAGGACGACCACGACAAGCGGGAGGCGCGCCGCCATGGCTGAGTTCTTTGCCTACCTGGCGGTCTGCGCGCTTACCGGCGCAGCGTCATGCATCAAGGGGCCATTGCTCCGCGGGCTTTCTGTCGGCCTCTGCATCTTCATCGCCTACCAGCTAGGCATGGAGGCTGCCCGTGGGTGACGTAATCCATAAGCCTCGCCACTTCTGGACCGCTGGCCGCAACCGGGTCCGAGACGTGTTCAAGCTGGCCTATCTGTTCGCCTTCGAGCTGGCAGCAGATCAGGCCGTCGAGATCATCGTGCGCCCGGTCAAGAGCCGCCGCACGCTGCAGCAGAACGCAAAGCTCTGGTCGATGCTGGCGGACATAGCCCGTCAGGTCGAATGGCCCGTAAACGGGGTTATGCAGCGCCTCGACGCCGAAGACTGGAAAGCCCTGATGACCGCAGCGTGCCGCCAGGAAGTCCGCATGGCGGCCGGTATCGGCGGCGGCGTGGTGATGCTTGGCGTATCGACCCGCCGCATGACCGTAGCCGAGATGGGTGACCTGATCGAGTTCATGTACTCGTTCGGCGCCGAGCGTGGCGTGGAGTGGCGCGAGCCCAAGGACGAGATGCCCGAGCAGTGGGAGGCGGCAGCATGACCAAGGCCGAGAAAGCGCATCTTTCCCGAGTCGCCGCGCTGGGCTGTGTCGCTTGCTACATGCAAGGCACGCCCGGCACGCCGGCAGAGATCCATCACCCACGCGCCGGCCGCGGCAAAGGTCAGCGCGCAAGCCACATGGACGGCATACCGCTCTGCCCAGCGCATCACCGCGGCACTCATCACCCAGCCGTGCCAAGCATCCACCTCGCAAAGCTGGCCTTCATCGAGCGCTTCGGCACCGAGGAGAAGTTGTTGCAGTTGGTGCAGCAGCTGATCGATGGGAGCGCTGCCGCATGACCGACACCCCACTAGGCCGCGCCTGCCCTGACTGCGGCGAGCCCATGAGCAATATGCCAAGCCTGAACGCCCGCCAATGCGCCACCGGATGCAAAGAGACATTCGCGTGGAGCCTGGCGCCCGGCCAGCTCCCCCTGATCGCAAACAACAGAGCCACAAGGAAGCCGCAATGAGCCACGAGCACTACTTCATCGACGTTTCCGCCTATGACCGCGTGGACGTGTACCGGCTGATCGAGCTGGCTGGCATTACCTGCCCGGTGGCTCAGCACGTATTCAAGAAGGCATTCGCCACTGGCAAGCGCGGCCACAAGGATCTGCGCCGGGACTGGCAGGACATTGCCGATAGCGCGGCTCGCCGGCTGCAGATGATCAGCGAGGACGAGGCGACATTCGGCCAGCAGAACACCATCGACTGCCGCACGGATGAGCAGAGGGGATTCAACGACCCGCGCACCGTGGAAGGCGTGGACGTGTCGTTTCCGACCGAGAAGCACATGAACTTTGCGCCGGACGAGAAGTGCGAAGTCTGCGGCTTCCCGGGCGAAACTCCTTCCAAACGCCACTGCAAGCACCACTACGCGGAGGCTAGCCATGCATGAGCACCTCTGCGGCGAAGCATGGATTAACAGCGGAAGGCCTGACTGCCAAGGCCAATGCGGAGCAGCTTGCTCTCGCAATCGCGGACAAGATGCGGGAGCGCTGCAAGCCCATGGGTCTGCCGAAGTGGCGCCAGTGGGTGTCGGCCGAGCTGTCGAGGATGAGCCCTTTGCTGCGGTCGATGGTGCGCGCTGCGCTGGAAGCGAAGGCGAGGGGGAGTAGATGAGTTTCCCGATCCGTAAAGCCTCAGCCCAAACCACGGTCAAGCCTGCGAAAAGTGCGGGATCGGGAAAATCCTCTGCGAGCGAGGCTGAAGACCTTCTGGCGCTTCACCTGCGCGCGGAAGGCATCGAAGCCATCCGAGAGTACAGGTTTGCTGCCGACGCTTGTGGAGGGCCTGGAAAGGGCCTGCGTGACCGCCTGGCCAAGGCTGGGCTGCAGGACTGGCGCGCGGACTTCGCGCTGATAGAGCACGGATTGCTGATCGAGTGCGAGGGAGGGGGTTGGGCTGGGGGTAGACACACCCGCGGTGCCGGTTTCGCTGCCGACCTCAAGAAATACGACGCTGCTGCCCGCCTAGGGTGGCGCGTCTACCGCTGCGACCCCGCCATGATCAAGAGCGGGCGCGCTATCGAGACAATCCGAATTCTGATGCAGCAGGGGAGAGCCGCTTAATGGCCGCACGCAAAGCGACAGACGACGAAATCAAGGCTGCGCTGACCGGCCGCACTGTGGCAGAGGCTGCGCAGATCCTTGGGCTGCACGAGCGCAACGTCTACACCCACAAGGCGCGCCTGGCTCGCCAAGGGTGGAGCCCGGAGCACGACATGACCAAGAGCGTGCCCGATGGCTTCCGCCTGAAGGGTACGTCCACCCTGTACGACGAAGACGGCAAGCCGAAACTCCAGTGGGTCAAGACCACGATCGACCAAGAGCGCCAGGCTGAACTGATCCGTGAAGCGTGCCAGGCGATGTCCGAGGATCTGCCGCAGGTTGAGCCGCGCAAGGCCGGCAACAGTTACCTGTCGCACCTGCTGGCCGCCTACCCGATCGGCGACGCCCACATCGGAATGCGTGCATGGGGCGAGGAGACACAGGGTAGCGATTGGGATCTGTCGATTGCCGAGCGCGTCCAGTGTGGCGCTATGGCCGCCCTGGTAGATATGGCGCCGGCCTGCGAACAAGCGCTGATCATCAACTGCGGCGACTGGTTCCATGCCGACAACATGGAAGGCACGACGAGCCGGTCCGGCCACATCCTGGACGTCGACGGTCGCTACGCGAAGATGATCCGCGTTGGCGTGAAGGTGATGAGGCAGTGCATCGAGTCCGCCCTGATGAAGCACGCCCGGGTGCGCGTCTGCAACGTAATCGGCAATCACGACGACACCGGTGCTATCTGGCTGAGCATCGCCCTGAGCCACATCTACGCCAATGAGCCGCGCGTGACGATCGACACCTCGCCAGCGCCGTTCATGTACCACGAGCACGGCAAGGTGCTGATCGGGATGCACCACGGCCACTCCTGCAAGCCTGACCGTCTCCCCGGCGTCATGGCTACCGATCAGGCGCAGGCATGGGGCCGCACCGAGTTTCGCTACTGGTACATCGGCCACGTCCACCACCAAAGCGTCAAGGAATACAGCGGCGTTACCGTCGAGTCGTTCAACACCCTGACCGCCAAGGATGCCTACTCCGCATGGGGCGGCTACCGTGCTCAGCAGAACATGAAGTGCATCATCCATCACGCGGAGTTCGGCGAGGTCGGCCGGCACACGGTGAATCCGAACATGCTCAAGGGGGAAGCAGCATGACCTATCGCAACGTGGTTTCCGCAGTAGTCCGCGCCCTGGCGTCGGAGGTGATCAACTCGGCCGGCGGCTGTGACTTTCAACCGAAGGTGCAGGCCGCTCGTGTGCCTGGAGAGATCAGCGGGAAGGAGGCGGCGTTCCTGACGGACTGCTGGGTACATGGCCGGCTGCATAAGGCCCTGCCGGTCGGCCTGTGGCTGGCTCTCGTCGCCAAGTACAGCACTCACCTGGAGCGCAAGCACGACGCGATGATGGCTCTGGCCGGGGCAGTGAAGTCGCCAGCACCCGAGCGGTTCGTTCAGTGCGCCGTCGCCACTTGGGCATTCCCCAAGCTGCCTGGTGCAGAAGGGAAGCGCAGCACGAGCGTATTGCCGGCCGCATGGTACGACATGGATCGCTGGAGTGAAGAGCCGGTAGCCGAGCGCACCAAGCATCGCTGGAAGTCAGCCATTCGCCGCGACCTGGAAGACCAGGTGAACAAGGCTCTGATCGAGGCTCAACACATTCTTGACATGGAAGGATTAATTTCATGTCAGGCTGCTTGACAGACTGGCAGGCTGGCAGTATTGTTTGCCTATCTTGGTCATTTCACGCGTTGAGATGGCCGAGAGCAGGTGAATGCGCAGGCTGATGCGCAGCGACGTGCGGAGGCAGGTGTACATCGCTAGCGATCCATAGCGCCGTGACACTCAGCGGCAAGCCGGGGATCAGCGCCGGCCACCTGCACCAATCCAAGAGCCCTGACTTCGGTCGGGGCTTTTTTATTCCCATCGAATTCGATGTGTTTGCGCGAACGGCTGATAAGGGCTCGACCACCCGGCGCACCCATTCAATACATCCGCCATGCCTCTGCCTGCACGCACAAATCGCGCGGATTTTTATTCGCCTCACGGCAACCCTCTTCCGGCCCCATGCCTGCCTCCTTGCTCATAGGCGGATCGCACGCGCATGTGAGGCCGGACCAATCACCAACGAGACTCAACTATGACCGACAGCCATGAGGGCAGGACAGTGCATGAGCGAGTCGGCGCCCTGGAGCAAGAGGCAGCCGTCACTCGGCATCGCCTAGACAGATTCGACCGCGACCACGCGCAGTCACCCAACCGCCTGACCAAGCTCGAGCAGCAGTTCGAGCACATGACCCGCCAGCTCACCGCAATCGGAGAGAGCCAGGACGAGGTAGCCGGGAAGGTGGACACACTGAGCAACAAGCTCACCTATGGGATTGGCGCCGGCGTGGTGCTGGTTGCCGTGTTCGACAAGCTGTGGCCGTTCCTGGCCAAGGGGTTTGGCTCATGAACCTGATCCCTGAATGGCGCAAGTGCTGGCGTCTGACCAGTGTGCAGCTCGCCATCATCACCGCAGTGCTCAACGCAGCAGCCGGTGCATGGGTAGCGTTCGAAGGCCACATCAACCCCGTCGCATGGGCAAGCGTGAACATGGCCCTCGGCGTGGCAATGGCTATCGCCCGTGTGGTGTCGCAGCCGAAGGTAACGCAGCAATGAAACGCACCACAGTCTGGCGCCTCGTCCTGGCCTCCGGCCTCATCTCCCTATGCCTTATCTGCTGGTCTTTGGTTGAGGCGGTCAAGTGGGTGGCTGGGGTTATGAGCTGCGCTTGAGCGGAAGGCTGGCGGCCCCTTAGCGAGAAACACCCCATGCAATCCCTGCGAGGTAGATATGGCGCATTGCGGAGCCAAAACCCGCAGTGGCCAGCCTTGCCAGGCGCAGGCAATGCCCAATGGCCGCTGCCGGATGCACGGTGGCAAGGCCACTGAGACACACAAGGGCAACCAGAACGCCCGAAAGCACGGAATTTACTCTGACACCCTGACCAGTGATGAGCAGGGCATGTGGGATGAGATCAGCGTCGGCTCACTGGACGATGACATTAAGATCGCCAAGCTGCAGCTGCGGCGCGCACTGATTGCCCAGGCAAAGGCTGAAGCAGGCGATGGCCTGGACCTTGACCTTGAGAGCATCAGTGTCCGCGGTACTGATCCGGTAGATGAGGGGCAGGAGCCGAAGGAGCCTGGCCAGCCATCGACAACGATCCAGCGACGTCGCCGCGGCTACGAAGACATCATTAACCGACTGCTTGGTCGGATCGGTGACCTTGAAGCCAAGCGCGCCGACTTGATCAAGAAGCTCGACCCCGACGACGAAGGCCCACTGCCGCAGCGTATTGAGGTCGTAGTGACCGACGCGAGGCGTCCAGATGCCGAGCCTTAACGTCCCGCAAGCCCGATTCCTGGCGCTGCCGAACAAGTTTCGTGCATTCGTAGCAGGGTTTGGCTCTGGTAAGACGTGGGTAGGTTGCTCGGCGCTTGGCAAACACTTCTGGGAGTGGCCCCGCATAAACGCCGGGTACTTCGCTCCGACATACAGCCAGATCCGCGACATCTTCTACCCGACCATGGAAGAGGTGGCTGCGGATTGGGGGCTTCGCACTGACATCAACCAGTCGAACCATGAGGTGCATGTCTACAGCGGGCGCCAGTATCGCGGGACGGTGATTTGCCGGTCGATGGAGAAACCGCAGACGATCGTCGGCTTCAAGATCGGTCACGCCTTGGTTGATGAGCTGGACGTGCTGAGTGCCGTAAAGGCACAGCAAGCTTGGCGCAAGATCATCGCCCGTATGCGCTACAAGGTTGACGGCCTGAAGAACGGCGTAGACGTGACCACGACCCCGGAAGGGTTCAAGTTCGTTTACCAGCAGTTCGTCAAGCAGCTGAAGGACAAGCCGGCCGCGGCAAAGCTGTATGGCCTGGTGCAGGCGAGCACGTTCGACAATGAACTGAATCTGCCGGATGACTACATCGAATCGCTGCTGGAGTCCTACCCAGAGCAGCTGATACGCGCGTACCTGAATGGCCAGTTCGTCAACCTGACGTCCGGATCGATCTATCACGGGTATGACCGGAAGCTGAACGGCTGCGACGAGACCATCCAGCCTGGCGAACCTTTATTCGTTGGCATGGACTTCAACGTCGGCAAGATGGCTGCGGTGGTGCACGTCAAGCGCCTTGGCATGCCCTGCGCGGTGGATGAGATCGCTGGAGGCTACGACACGCCTGACATGATCCGCCAGCTGAAGGAACGCTACTGGCTGTTCGACGGCAACGATTATCGCAAGACGTGCGAGATCAGGATTTACCCTGATGCTTCTGGTGATGGACGTAAGTCGGTCAACGCCAGCACGACAGACCTGGCCCTGCTCAAGCAAGCCGGTTTCGCCGTCATTGCGCCGGCTGCAAACCCTCCCGTCAAAGATCGCATCAACGCCATGAACGCGATGCTCTGCAATGCGCAGGGAGTGCGGCGCTACCGCGTGAACGCTGACAAGTGCCCGACATATGCCGACGCACTGGAGCAGCAGGTATGGGCTCCGAATGGCGAGCCTGACAAGACGCAAGACAACGACCACCCGAACGACGCGGCCGGCTACTTCATTCACAAGGAGTACCCGATCGTGAAGCCAGTTACTGCACTCAAACTCGGATTTGCACGATGACCGATGTCACCTATCAGCGCCAGGACTACAAGGACGCCCTGTACCGTTGGCGCTTGGTGCGCGACGTGTGCAAGGGCTCCGAGGCGATCAAGAACGAGCGCACGCGCTATCTGCCGCAGCCGAACGCGCAGGACGAAACCGACGAGAACAAGGCCCGGTACGAAGCCTATCTGGCGCGGGCGGTGTTCTACAACGCCACCGGGCGCACGAAAGGCAGCCTCGTCGGCGCCGTGTTCCGCACCTGGCCCGTTGTCACGCTGCCGAAGCTGTTGGAGTACGTCACCAAGGACGTAGACGGGCAGGGCGTGAGCATCTACCAACAGTCGCAGTCGGTTATCGGGCATCTGCTCGAAACCGGCCGGCATGGTCTGCTCGTGGACTACCCGCCTGTCGAGCCCGGCACCGTCAGCCAGGCAGACATGGCATCCGGCGCGATTCGCCCGACTGTTTCCAGCTATACGGCCGAGGCCATCATCAACTGGAAGACTCGCAAGGTCGGCGGCCGGCATGTGCTGTCGCTGGTCGTTCTGCGAGAGACGGTTGACGAGGACACGGAGGACGGTTTCGGCGTCGAGTCGAAAGACCAGTACCGCGTCCTGCGTCTGAATGGGGCGGGTCAGTACCAGCAAGAGCTATGGCGTCAGGCTGGCGGCGGCTGGGTAGTTGAAGATCCGCGCATTCCGCTGGATGGCTCCGGCAAGCCCTGGACTGTAATCCCGTTCCAGTTCGTCGGCAGCGAGAACAACGACACGTCGATCGATGAGTCGCCGCTGTACGACATGGCTGAAATCAACATCGGCCACTATCACAACAGTGCGGACTACGAGGAAGCGGCCTATCTGGTCGGCCAGCCTCAGCCTTGGATGTCTGGCCTTGACGAGCAGTGGCGCGACCACTTCGAAGAGACTGGCATTTATCTCGGCTCGCGTGCGCCCTGGCTGCTTCCGGTCAATGGCGCCTGTGGTGTCTGGCAAGCCCAGCCCAACACGGTCGCCAAAGAGGCCATGGACGCCAAAGAACGCCAGATGGTGGCCCTAGGCGCCCGACTGATCGAGAAGGGCAGTGCGGTGAAGACCGCCACTCAGTCCGAGGCAGAGACGGCGGCAGAGCATAGCGCCCTGTCGCTGATCGTCAGCAACGTGTCGGAAGCCTACACGCAATGCCTGATGTGGATGGCTCAGTTCCTAAACGTCAGCGGCGAGATCGAATACACGCTGAATCAGGATTTCACCCAATCCAACCTTGACCCGCAGATGCTGCAGCAGATCCTGCAAGCGGTCATGGCCGGCAAGATGCCTGAATCTGACTTCTGGCGTTACCTGCGCGACTTCCAGCTGATCGATCCCGAGAAGACCGACGAGGAAATTCGGGAAGAGATCGCGGGCAGTGGCACCGGCCTGAACCTGGAGGATGACAATCAAGCTACTGCTTAAGCGCAACCCAGAAGACCTGTACGTCCTCTGCAATGAGCAGGGTGAAATGCTTCCGGCTCAGGTGAGAGTTTCTCTGACTAGCGAGGTGGGTGCGCCGCAGAAGCTGACAGTCGAGTTCTATTGTGATGGCGAGTCCATCAGGGTGGTAGGTGATGGCGACGGCGGAACTACTGATCCAGTCAGCGACTAGAAACGCCGTGATGCTCGAGCGCTTGAAGTCGGGAGAGGTCGAGAAGATCGACCCCTTCCTCAGGCGCATCGACAAGGATCTACGCGAACGACTGAGCCGCGACACGCTGACGGACTACAGCCGGGCACGCCTTGAGCAGATGCTGAAGTCGATCGACGCGATGCTCGCCAAGATTCACGGCGAGTTTACGTCTCAGCTACTGCTCGACCTGTTCGATATTGGCAGCTACGAGGCCGAGTTTGAAGCAAGGTCGCTCGATCAGGTGCTGGTCAACATCTCGGTAGCGACTCCTACCGTTCAAGCGATACAGGCCGCTGTGAAGGCTCAGCCGCTGAGCGTGACCGGGCCGGATGGCGGCAAGCTGCTGGAGCCGTTCATTGCCGACTGGCTGCAGGCTGAGCGCAACCGGGTAACTGGCGCGATTCGTATGGGCTACGTCCAGGGCGAGACGAATCAGGCCATCATCAACCGTATTCGTGGCACCAAGGCGCTGCAGTACAGCGACGGCTTGCTGGCGATCAGCAAGCGCAATGCCGAAGCCGTGGTCAGGACTGGCATCCAGCACGTCGCCAGCGTGGCGCGCATGGAGACGTGGAAGGCCAACAGTGACGTGGTAACCGGCTATCGCTGGGTTTCGACCCTTGACGGCCGCACCTCCAATACCTGCAAAAGCCTCGACGGCCGCTCGTTCAAGATGGGCAAAGGGCCGCTGCCGCCGATCCACATCCGCTGCCGCAGTACTACAGCCGCCGAACTGGACGCACGCTACTCGTTCCTCGACGAGGACGCGACGCGCGCCTCCAAGGACGGCTACGTCGATGCCGGCGAGTCGTATTACTCGTGGCTGCAGAAACAGCCGGCCTCCTTCCAAGACATTGCGCTTGGAAAGGAGCGGGCAACCCTGTTCCGCAAGGGTGGGCTGAGCGCTGAGCGCTTCGCCGAACTCCAGTTGGACAGAAATTTCAAGCCTCTGACCCTCGACCAGCTCCGCGCACTGGAGCCGGCAGCGTTTGAGCGCGCAGGAATCTGATTCACCTCCGCAGGCTGGGCCTGCAACCACTGTCTCCGGGAGACAAGCGATGACCCTGAAATACCAACTGGACAGCCTGGAAGGGCTGGAGCCGGCCGTGGCTGCCATGTACCAAGAGAAGGACGGCAAGTTCGTCCTGAAGGTCGAAGGCATCCCGCAGCCAGAGGACACTACCGGCCTTCGCAACAAGGTCGAAGAGCTGCTTCGAGAGAAGAAGGACGAGAAGGCGCGCCGTGAGCAGGCTGAAGAAGCCGCCCGCATCGCCGCCGAGGAAGCCGCACGCAAGAACGGGGACACCGAGGCGCTAGATCGCAGCTGGAATGAGAAGTACAGCAAGGCGCTCGGCGAGAAGGATCAGGCGCTGAGCGCGCTTCAGGCACAAGTGCATGCGCTGACCGTTGGCGCTACTGCCGCACGCCTGGCTGGCGAACTCGCCGTGCAGGGGTCCTCCGCGGTCCTGCAGCGCCTTATCGAGCCTCGCCTGTCCATGGATATGCGCGACGGCAAACCGGTTGTTGTGGTGCTCGACAACGAAGGGCGCCCAACCGCTCTGACTCCCGATGAGCTGAAGAACGAGATCATCAGCGACGCCGCTCTGGCGCCGTTGGTGGCTGGAAGCAAGGCAACTGGCGGCGGGGCTGCCGGTAGCAAAGGCGGCGGGGCCGCAAAAACGTGGGACCAACTCTCCGGTATGGAGCGCGTAGAGCTTCGCCGAACCAACCCCGCCGAGCATGCCCGCCTGAAGGCAGCAGCAGGCCAGTAACCAAGGAATCACAGATATGCCTACCATTCTTTCCGACGTAGTTTTCCGCGACGAACTGCGCGACTACATCAACGTGACCAGCGTGGAGCAGACCGCGTTCTTCTCCTCTGGCATCCTCGTTCAGAACAACGACATGTCCCAGCTGCTGGCCAGCCCGTCCAACACCTTCACCATTCCGTGGTGGGTTGACCTGGACGCCTCGGTCGAGTCGAACTACTCGAACGACGTGTACACCGACATCGCGACTCCGCTGTCCGTGGCCACTTCCAGCATGCAGGCCCGCGCTGCCTACCTGAACGAAGGTTGGAACGCGATGAACCTGGTGAAGAACATCACCAAGCAGGACCCGCTGGAATACGTCGGCTCGCGCCTGATGAGCTACTGGCAGAAGGTTGCCCAGCGCCGCACCATCGCGACCGCTGTCGGCCTGTACAACGACAACGTGGCTGCCAATGGCGGCGACATGGTGGTCGACGCAGGCGGTCCGATCACTGCGGCTGCGATCATCAACGCTCGCGCCACCATGGGCGACTACGGCGGCTCCAGCCTGGGCGTTATCGCGATGCACTCCGCCGTGCACACCGAACTGCAGATCCTCAACCTGATCGATTACACCCCGATCGCCGACCAGATCCCTGAGTTCGGTCGCTATCAGGGTATGCGCGTCGTGGTTGACGACGGCATGCCGGTCATCGCGGGCACCCCGAACAAGTACCTGTCCATCATCTTCCGCCCGGGCGCCATCGGTTATGCCGAACAGCAGCCGGCCGGTGAAGATGGTCTCGAGTACGTGCGCGAGCCCGAGCGCGGCAACGGCGGCGGCGCTGAGACCCTGTGGAGCCGCCGCAACTTCGTGATCCATCCGCTGGGTTACGCATTCACCTCCACTACCATCACCGGCAACGGCACCGAAACCCGCCCGGCCTCGGCCTCGTGGGCTGACCTGGCGCTCGCTGCCAACTGGGAGCGCAAGCTGGATCGCAAGCAGGTCCCGATCGCGTTCGTGCTGTCCAGCGTCGCGGCCTAACTGGTTCCGGCCTCTTCGTGAGGCCGGCCCTTCAAGCAGAGGAGATTCCCATGCAAGAAGACAAGTACATGAACCCCAACAGCAAAGCGCGCTGGGGCTTCGGCGGTGACGCAGGTAACATCACCGTTGGCCCGAAAACTGTCGGCGAGACTGGCGGCGTCGAGCACGGCCGCAGCGAGCCCAAGGACGAAGGCGCTACACGCAACGGCGGCGGCGACGCACAGCCGCAAGCACGCAGCCGCAATCGCACCACCGAGGAATAAAGCATGGCTCTCATCGTAGAGGACGGAACGAGCAAGGCTGACGCCGAGAGCTATGCGACTTCCGCCGAGCTGGTGTCATACGCTGCCAAGTACGGGCGCACGATACCGAGCTCTGAAGCCGAGCAGGAGGCACTGCTGCGCCGCGCCGCCGATGCGATGAACGTCATGTCGTGGAAGGGCAAGAAGACCAGCACAGAACAGGCGCTTGCCTTTCCACGCTCTGGGGTCGAGGTAGACGGCGAGATCAAGCCGTCCACCCTGATTCCCCGCCAAATTCAGTACGGCCAGATGGCCCTTGCTGCCGAGATTTACGCGGACGACATCGACCCTCCTGCCCAGCGACAGGGCGCAGTGATCCGCGAGCGGGTAGAGGGTGCGGTTGACGTGCAATACGCCGAGAACAAGTCGGGCTACCTGCTGCCGGCAGCACCGGATCGGCCTAGCCGGACACAGTTCGCTGACTATCTGGTCAAACGTGGTCTATTTGCCGTGAGGGCGTGACATGTCGCAGTTCTACGACCGCATGGCCTCGACCGCTCTGCGGTTGATAGAACGATTCGGCCAGACCATCACCCTGCGCGACACGGTGCCGGGCGAGTACGACCCGGTGACTGGCTCGCAGACGCCCGACGTTGAGGTCGACCAGCCGGCACAGGCCATCCTGCAGGACTACGCGCTGCAGCAGTCCGGGATGACCTACGCCGAGGGCACAGTCATCAAGCAGGGCGACAAGAAGATCCTCGTCGCAGCGATGACCAAAGACGCCAATGGCCAGCCTGTCCAGCTTACGCCGCCGACGCTCACCACTACCGTCATTGCAGATGGCGCCACGTGGACCATCGTCAACGTCAAAGAGATCAACCCGGCCGGCACGCCACTGGTGTACGAGCTGCAGGGGAGGCGGTGATGGGGTTTTCTGATGACGTGCGCCGCTTCACGAAGAAGACTGGCGCCGCTGAAGACCAGATCGTTCGCGGCATCACCCTGGCGCTGTTCAACGGCATCATCCTTGACACTCCCGTGAGGGATGGCCGCCTCCGCGGAGACTGGCAAACCACTGTCGGCAAGCCAGCATCTGGAGAGAATGGCCGCGTCGATCCGACTGGCCGCGCTGCGATGGCCGAGGTGGCCGCAAATACTCCCGAAGGTGCAGGGCAAGAGACATACCTGACCAACTCCATGCCGTACGCCGAGTTCATCGAAGACGGCGGCTCGCAGCAGGCGCCGGAGGGGATGGTGAAGCGTAACGTCGACCGCATACAGCGCAACCTGGCCCGAGAGGCCCGCAAGAACAAGGTCTGATCATGTCCGAATCCAAGATTCATAGCGCCCTGGTTTCGGCCTATGTCGCATCAGGCGTCATGCCCGTGGCGCGAACGGCATTCGAGGGGAAGGCCTTCACGCCGCCGACCGGGCAGAGCTGGGCTCGCCTCACAGCCCTGCCTACTGGACGAGCGCCTGCCGCCCAAGGCAAGGATGCTGCGCAGGAGTGGACCGGCATCCTGCAGATCGACATTTTCCACCCCAAGAACACCGGCTACGCCGGGCTGCTGTCTGACGTGGACGCGCTGCTGGCGTTCTTCGCGTCAGGCAAGCGCCTCGACTACCAAGGCCAGGGCGTCCTGATCCGGCGCGCTGAGCGCTCGCAGATTCGCCAAGAGGATGTCTGGCAGTCGGTCAGCGTCAGCGTCTACTGCACCGCCTGGAGCTTCCCGGCGTAACCACAACCCGAAACACCGCGGCCCGCCTTGAGCGGGCTTTTGCATTTCTGGAGATAGCAAATGCCCTATGCACAAGGCGTCAATCAGAACACCTACATCAAACTGGAGGGCGTCGGCGGCACTCTCGACCCGGCCGTAGCCTGGATTCCGCTGCGCCTCATCACCAACGGACTGAGTCAGTCGGTCGAGGAGCTGGAATCGGACGAGATGAAGCCTGGCCGACATCAGCCAGAGTCCCGCAGCGGGGTTTCCAGCGTGGCCGGCGACCTCGAGGCCGAGCTGACATACGGCACCTTCGACATGCTGCTCGAGGCGGCTTTCCACGGCACCTGGACTGCTAACGTCCTGAAGACCGGATCGACCCGTCGCAAGTTCGCCATCCTCAAGCACAACGAGGACATTGGTCGCTGGCTGATCTACCGCGGCTGCGAGGTAGGCACCGTTGCGATCGACTGCCCGTTGCAGGGCAAGATCGGCATCACCTTCTCCATGATCGGCACCAAGGAGGAAGCCTACGTCTTCGACGGCGTCAACGAGAGCATCGCCGACCCGACCGAAACGGTGATGATGACCACGTTCGAGGGCTCTCTGACAGAGGGCGGTACCGGCCTCAACCACGCGACCGCGCTGAACCTGTCGCTCGATAACGGCATGGAGGCGATCTACCGCCTGTTCAGCCGTGACGCCTACGACATCAAGCTGGGCCGCATCAACGTCTCCGGCAGCCTTTCCGCGTACATCGAGGACAACCGCCTGAAGGACAAGTACCTCGGCGAGACCAAAACCCCGCTGGTCGTGACCCTGACCGATGGCGAGAACAGCTATCAGATCAGCATGACCCAGGCCAAGCTGACGACCTCGAGCGAGGAAGGCAGCGGCGACGATCCGATCATTCAGAACTACGACTTCCGGGCCTTCAATGACCAGGCGGTCGACACTGAGATCACCATCACCCGCATTCCGGCGTAAGGGGTTCGCATGAAACCGAGTGACTTCTTCACCCGGGCCAAGGCGAACGAGGGGGAGCGCATGCCGCTCTCCCTGCCTGACGGCACGCCAACAGATGAGTGGCTGCAGATCCGCGGCGTGGACTCAGATCATTTTCGCCATGCCCTCGATGAATTTCGGCGCAAATCTCTGAGCGCTGCTTCCCTAAAAGATCTGGAAGAAAAAGCCGAGAAGGCAGAGGCGGCAAGGCTGGAGCTAAATGCCGCGCTCGTGATCGGCTGGTCGTTCGATGCCGAGTTCTCAGAGGCTGCGCTTCTGGAGTTCCTGCGCGAATCCCCCTACATCGCGGCAGAGGTGGACCGGTTCGCGAGTGACCGCCGCCGTTTTTTTGGGAAACGCTCGACGGGCTCGCCGAAGGACTGATCGCGCACGCCGAGCATCAACTAGGACTGCTGCGACCAGCCGGGCCGAGGCCGAAGAAAGGGCCGGACAAGCGCATCACAGTCCGCGCGCAGCTGGAAGCCATCGCGGAGAAGACCGGCAAACGTCCGTCACGTCTGGATGGCCCGCCGTGCCCTCCCGAGCTGGCCTATGTCTGGGAGTGGTACTGCTCAGCCAGGCCGATCGGTTCTCTGGTCGAGCTGAAGGCATGGGCGGACCTCTACGGGCACACGCTGAAGCCGCACGAGATCATGCTGCTGCGCCGGCTGGCTTCGGTTGAGCAACGCGTGGCGAGCCAGTAGGGCACCGATTTGGTAAAGTCGGTGCTTTCTTAGATGGGGCAACAAATGGACTTCGTTCTTTCGCTAATAATGCTGGCTGCGATGATTGGCCTGTATTTCCTGCCCGGGCTGATCGCCTACATGCGCGGTCACCACAACGCTGTGTCGATCATGCTGCTCAACCTTTTCCTTGGCTGGACGCTGCTGGGATGGGTTGGCGCGCTCGTGTGGTCAGCATCGTCGAGCAAGCCGCAATGAGATTCTCTGTCGTATGTGCGGCTGCTGTTCTTGGGCTGGCTGGTTGTGATGCGCGCGAGCAGGTCTGTAATGACGCTGACGCTGCGTATATGGCAGCTCAGGCACTGGTTGCAGAGCGACTGGTTGCGCCGGCGACAGCTTCCTTCCCGATTGCAGGAGAAAAAGGAGCGCACGTGGATAAGTCTGACGGGTGCAGGTACTTGATCAGCAGCTACGTGGATTCGCAAAACCTGTTCGGAGCCATGGTGCGCAGCAAGTTCGACGCCATCATGGTTCTGTCGCCGAATGGATCGTGGGAGCCGGATGGCTTCAACATATCCGAGTTCCAAGGTAACGGAGCAGTCAAGCGCGACTGACCGTAAAGACACATAAGAGCCCGCCTAGTGCGGGCTTTTTAATGCCCGGAGAAAAGATGCGCCCGCAGGATTTCTACACGAAGACGAGGGCCAGCAAGGGCATTGTTGTCTATTTTGCCGACCCTGCAGGTAGCCGGGAGTGGATTCGCATCAGGTCCGTGCTAAGCGATGAGTTCAAGGCGGCCTCGTTGCGAGCTGTAGAAGGCGCAGGGCATAGCTTGAATGATTCTGGAAAGCAGAAGACTAGGCGTCTCCGCGCCACTCTCGCCGCTGCGCTCATAGCTGACTGGTCGCTGCCTAGCGAAATCGATCCAGTCCAGCTGCTCATTGAAGCGCCGCGTCTGCGCCGGCAGATCGAGCGCATAGCTGAAAACCATTCAATGCACTTTGGGGTACGCCATGACTGAATACGCACGGTTGGTCGTGGCTGTAGATAGCACCCAAGCCGCAAAGGCGAGAGCCGAACTGGACAAGCTGCCTGGATCTGCGCGTAAGGCGAGTTCAGCGGCAGATGGCCTCACTTCTAGCTTCAAGAAGCTTGGCGGCGTTCTTGCCACCTATTTCAGCGTGCGCGAGGTGGTTAGAGCTGCTGAGGCATACACCACAATCAACAACCGCTTGCGCTTGGTAACGGCGAGTTCCGAGCAATTTGCGCAAGCTCAGGCCGATCTGTTCCGCATCGCGCAGAATTCTAGGCAGCCGCTTACTGAAACTGCCGAGCTTTATCAGCGCATCGCAACCAATCAGAAGGAGCTTGGCCTTACCAGCGCAGGTGTCGCGCGTATTACTGAGGTAATCAACAAGTCTCTTGCCGTATCAGGAACATCCGCAGAATCGGCAGCTGGCGCGCTTACCCAGCTCGGCCAGGCATTCGCATCTGGCCAGCTGCGCGGTGAGGAACTGAACTCGGTGCTGGAGAACGCTCCCGCTCTGGCGCAAGCCTTGGCGCGCGGCATGGGTGTTACCGTAGGGCAGCTTCGTGCACTAGGTGCTGAAGGGAAAATTTCTGCGCAGGCTGTAGTCGACGCTCTGCTCAGCCAGGGAGAGGCGCTGGACCAGCAGTTCGCAACGCTGGCGCCTACTGTTTCTGGCGCAATGACTACGGTCGGCAATGCGTTTGTCCAACTCGTTGGGCAGATGGACCAAACCTCTGGCGCCTCGGCAAATGCTGCTGCCGAGATCATGAAACTGGCCGACATCCTGTCCGATCCTGCGACGGTGAAAGCGGCCCAAGATCTCGCTGCCGGCATCGCGACTGCCCTTGGCTGGGTCGTAGAGGCTGCGACGTCTACCGTTGGTGCCGTCCAGTGGATGGCCGAAGAGCTGGCAGTTCTGTTCAACGGGATCGGCTTGCATGACATTGACCGCCTCGAGCAGGAAGCGTCTCGTCTGCAAGAGCTGCTCAACAAGATGGAGCAGCGCGGAGAAACAGGATACGCGATCTACGGAAGCACGAAGGAAAGCTACGACAAGGTAAAGCGGCAGCTCGACCAGGCATACGAACTCGCGGATCTTGCCTCAACGCTTCAGTCAGGCAGTGGTTCGCCTGCTCCGGCAGCTGCGGCTCAGCGCCCCGCGCTCAGAATGGCTAGCAGCGGAACGGGAGTTGTAGAAAAAGAAATCAGCAATTCAAAAGCCCTGCAGGCGCAGCTCAAAGCTGAACTAGCAGCCAAGCGCGAGTTGACCGCGCAAGAGCAGATCCGCATCGACATCCTGCGCGAGTCAGGCCAGCTACGCGCCGCCAATGACGCGCAGTTCCAGCTGGAGTACGCCGAGAAAATCGCCGAGTACGAACGCCAGGGCAATGTCGAGGCGTTGCAGAGGCTGGAAACGCTGCGCCGCATCCGCGAAGTGCAGATGAACGCCGACCAGGCTCCCGGGACGGTTGAAGGCGTCACCAAGGCGCCGAACTCCGGTGTCGTCTCGCCAGAAATCGGCGGTGCCGCTAGCGAGTTCATGCGCCTGCAGGAACAGGCCACGCAGCTTGAGGAGTGGCGGGCGACAGAGCTCGAAAAGCAGCGCGGATTCCTTGAGGCGAAGGCGATCAATGAAGAGCAGTACGCCGAGCGCATCCGCAACATCCAGGAGCAACACCAGCAGCAGGTCGAGCAGCTCGAGCAGGCCCGCTATCAGGTCTCGCTGTCCAGCGCGACGGATCTGTTCGGGAACCTGGCCGATATCACCGCGCAGTTCGCCGGCGAGCAGTCCGGTATCTACAAGGCGATGTTCATCGCGCAGAAAGCTTTCGCTATCGCGCAATCGATGATTGCCATTCAGCAGGGCATTGCCCTTGCTGCGGCTAACCCGTGGCCGCTGAACCTCGGCGCTATGGCGTCCGTGGCCGCGGCTACGGCCGGCCTCGTCTCGAACATTGCCTCGGTTGGGCTCTCGTTCGATGGCGGCGGCTACACCGGTAACGGCCCTCGCAGCGGCGGCCTGGATGGAAAGGGCGGATTCCTCGCGATGATGCACCCGCAGGAGACCGTCATCGACCACACCAAGCAGCGCGGAGGGTCTGGAAACGCATCAGATGGCGGCAACGTCGTCGTAAACCTCGTCGAGGATAGCTCCAGAGCTGGACATGTAGAGCAGACGACAGGGCCTGACGGGGAAAAGGTGCTGCAGCTCTGGGTGGCGAAGATCAGGGCTGGCGGAACGCCAGAGGCGCTTGCGCTTGAGCAGGCATATGGACTGAAGAGGGCGGGCAGATGATCGAGTACCCATCAGAACTGCCGTACCCCGACCTGTCCGGCTACTCGCTCGAGCATGCGCCTAACCTAACGCGAACTCCGATGGTTAGTGGCCGCGCCAGGCAGCGCCGCAAATACACCAGCGTGCCGAGCTTCGTGACTCTTTCCTGGGGGATGCCTCAGAAAGAGTTCGAGCTGTTCGAGGCCTGGTTCCGCTGGTCACTGAAGGACGGCGAGGAGTGGTTCACTGGCTGGGCTCAGACATCTGGGCCTGGCCGGCAGACGACGATGCGCTTCATGGGTTCAGATGGATCGCCTGCCTACACCGCGCGCCTCGATGGCCCCGATTACTGGCGCATCAGCTGCAGGCTGGAGATCCGCGAGCGGCAAACGCTCAGTGATGGCTGGCAGCTTCTCCCTCAGTACGTCCTTGATCCTTCGATTCTCGACCTTGCACTCAACAGGGAGTGGCCAGAGGCATGACCATTCTCGAGCGAGTGTATGCGTCGGGTGGCGACGTGATCATCCCGACTATCGAGCTGATCTGCGCCGCGTGGGCTGAACCGATCCTGATCTGCAACGGTTTTGAGAATCAGTCGGTGATCGACGAAGACGGCCGTGCGCTGACGTTCCTCGCAGCCGGCATCGATGTCGCGCTCCCCGAGAAATCGAACCGCGGCTCGCAGACGCTGACCTTCGCGATCGACAACGTGACCGGGGAGGCGCAGCAGCAGATCGACGCGGCGCTTGAGGCGCAGGAGCGCGTGACGCTGATGTACCGCACCTACCTGGCCAGCGATCTCTCTGCGCCGGCCGAACGCCCGCTACGCATGAGCGTGCTGGGTGGCTCGATCGTCGGCACGCAGATTCAGATTCAGGCCGGCTTTTTCGACCTAATCAACGTGGCCTGGCCGCGCGATCTCTACACCACCAAATTCGCCCCGGCGCTCAAATACCTATGACCTGGATCGACCACTACCTTCGCGCGACGTACCAGGACGGCGCACGCGGGCCGGATCGGTACGACTGCTGGGGGCTGGTCAGGGAGGTTCGACACGTTATCTACGGCAAGCGCCTGCTGCCTTCGTGGGGTGATGTCAGGAACACGCAGCCGGCCGAGTTCACCCGGGCGTACCGGGCAGAGGCAGCAACGATGGAGGAGTGCGCGCCGGAAGTTGGGGCGATCGCCGCCTGCTTCCGTGGCTCGCTGTGCCTGCATGTTGCCGTTGTGGTTGACCTCGGCTATGGGCTGCGCGTGCTGGAGATCCGCAACGCCAAGACCAGCGCCAGGTTACTCAGCCTGACCGATTTCAAGCGCGAATACGCGCGCGTCATCTACTACCGGGACAAGCCATGATCGAGATTTATCCGAGCAAATTGCCCGGCGCGCCTATCGAAACACACCGCACCCTGCAGCGAATGACGGTCGAGTCATGGCTGCGCGCGAATGTGCGGAGCTATGAGCGGCGCGAGGCGCCGCCGATCAGCGTAGAGATCAACGGTGTTCTGATTTCACCGGATGCCTGGGTGACTGCTGAGTTTGGGCCTGATGATGTCGTCGCCATCCGCATCGAGCCGAAAGGTGCGGAGCTGGTCATCGCCGCCGTCACGCTGCAGGCGACGTTCAACTTCGTCACTGGCCTCTTCATGCCGAAGATGCCATCGCAGCCGAAGAACAACGCACGAACCGGCGACAAGCTGACGGAGGCCGCGGCTAAGGGCAACAAGGTCAGACTGAACTCTCCGATCCGAGAGATTGCCGGCCGCCGCAAGGTTTACCCGGACTACTTGCTGCCTCCGCGCCGCTACTTCAAAGCCGGGGACCCTAAATCGCAGTGGGTCGAGATGCTGCTGTGCATCGGCAAGGGCAAGTACCAGATCAACGCCAGCGAGATCCTGGTCGGTGACACGCCTGTCATCTCGCTGGGCGCCGATGCCGAATACGCGATCTATCAGCCGGGCGCTAGCGTTGCGGCTGAGCGTGCGGCCGATTGGTGGCATACCGCGACCGAGGTTGGTTCAACCAGCAGCGGAACGGCAGGTCTCGAGCTGCGTGCGACCTATGCGGTTGATCCAGTATCTGCGGCCTCGAGCTACATTTTCAGCGGCGACACCATCACCGTTCCGTCTGGCGCTGGCGCGTTCCCGGACGGCTGGGACGCCGGCATGATCGTGCGCATCGAGCAGTACCTGACGTATACGGTTGGTTCCGACGGAGGTTCTCTCGAGGGCAACCTGACCCAGCTCGAGCCGTTCGCTGGGATGGTCATCGAGTTGGCTGGTGATATCGCTGGCACATTCGTGGTTGCCTCTGTAACCACGGCAGGGCCATCCGACCCAACGCCTGTTTCGATCGCCATGAACTACGAGAACGGCAGCCCCGTGGTTGGCCTGTCGCCGGGCTCTGCACGCCTGGCAGTAGGCTACGACGGTATGCGCTACCGCCTGACTGCAGGAAGCACAACCGCCATCAGCGTCGATCGGCTCACTGATACCGGGTCTACAGACACGGCATGGAGTGGATTCACTCCGGTGACCATGAGCGATGCTGTGTTTTCGCTGGACTCTAGCACCCAGGAGGGCGACTGGTCTGGTCCGTTCGCGGCATGCCCGGCGGGAGAGGTTACCAGCACCATTGAGGTAGACCTGATGTTCCCGGGCGGCCTGATCAAAATCAACAGTGACGGCGGCCTGCGCTATAGGAGCGTCACTGTAGAGGTCCAGTATCGAGACATGAGCTCGTCTGGAGCGTGGACGTCGCTCGTTAAAACGTACACAGAGAAAACCCTGGATCAGCTCGGATTTACCGAGGTTATAGATATCGGCTCAGCGATACGCCCAGAGGTGCGCGTTCGCAGGATCGGTGCAAAATCGACCAGCCCCAACGTCCAGGAAACCGTTCAGTGGTACGGCCTGCGGTCAAAGCTGCAGCCGCCAACCAGCTACGAGGGCGTCACGACGCTGGCCATCCGCGTGCGCGGCGGTCATCGCTTGGCATCGCAGTCGGAGCAGCTGGTGTCGGTCGTGGCCACACGCGTTCTGCCGGTACGCAACGGTGGAGCGTGGGATGTCGAAACGCCAACCCGCGACATCGCGCCGTGGTTCGCCCACGTCGCGCATTCGATCGGCTACACGGACGACGATATCGATTTCGAGGAGCTTGACCGCCTCGATGCAATCTGGCGCGCGCGTGGGGACAAGTTCGACGCGGCGATTGATAGCTCTGGCACGGTGAAGGAGTGGCTGAACGACGCGCTGATGGCTGGCTTCGCCGAGCTAACAGTCGACCGCGGACTGATCCGCCCCGTGCGCGACGAGCCGCGCACGACGTTCGAGCACATGTACACGCCGCAGAACATGACCGAGCAGCTGACGCGCCAGTTCGCGGCGTTCCAGCCTGATGACTTCGACGGTGTAGACGTGGAGTACACGGACGGAATCACCTGGCAGAAAGAGACTGTCGAGTGCCGCCTGCCTGGAGACCTTGGCCGGCGCGTCGAGAAGATCAAGGTCGAGGGGGTGACTGACGAGACGCGCGCCTGGCGCATCGGTATGCGGCGCAGGATGGAGCAACTCTACCGCCGCTGGTCCTATGGCTGGTCGACAGAACTTGACGCGCTCAACTCGCGGTACCTGTCGTACTGCGCTGCGGCAGATGACGTGCCCGGCTATGGCCAGAGCGCGTTGCTTCTGGATTTCGTCTCTGGCAACGGAATGACCATGCTGGAATCGTCGGAGCCGCTGACCTGGGGCGATGGCGAGCACGTCGTGGCCATCAGGCGGCCGGATGGCACGCTATCAGGGCCCTACACAGCAACGCGAGTCGATGACTACCGGATGACCGTGCCCGCGCTTGATTTCGAGCCAGACACCAGCTGGAGCATCGAGCCTCCGCACCTGCTGTTCGGCCCGCTGAATCGCTGGAGCTATCCGGTGCTTATCACCTCTATCAGCCCGAGCGGCGATAGCGGAGCCTCAGTGCAGGCCGTCAACTACGACGCGCGCATCTATCAGTACGACGACGCCACACCCGCCTAACAACTAGCCAACACCACATACCGGACACGGCCCGCAAGGACGCCGTGCGATTTCGTTCGCCTGGAGTAAACGCATGACTTTCAACACCGGAAACCCTGTTGGCTCGACCGACGCGCGGGATCTGCACGACAACGCGCAGAATCTGGACAAATTTTCAAACGGGGACGAGCTGGAGTACCAAGACCGCCTTGGGCGTGCGCGCAAAAGCTTGGCCGGCATTCGCGCAGAGGTTACCGATGCGCTTTCGCGGCTTGTTTATCAGGTCAAGGGCGACTACGCGAATGGCTTGGTTATTGAGAATTACGGGGAAGTCTTCCGCAAAGACGGCGAGTTCTACCGGGCAAAGGCCGAAACCACCCTTCCATACCCGCTGAATGGCGATTGGGCAGTCGATGCACCGAAATTCGTGTCGGTCGGTGATGCAGTGCTGCGGGAAGACCTGTCTATTGTCAGCGTTCGAGAATACACGGGCGCTCCTGACGGTACATCCATCAACCAGGCGGGCATTGAGCAGGCAGTTTCGGAGGCTTTGACGAAAGGGGCTGATCTATATTGGCCGGCAGGCGCATATGTTTCCGACGCTAACATTCCCGGATTTCACTCGGTTCGCCACGTCGGATCGGGCGTAGTAAAGCGCGGGGCTGACACGTTCAAGATTCGCACCGATGGCGGTCAGGAGAACTTGCTTTACGTGTCGTCGAGCGGATCGGACAGCAACGACGGTCTCTCTGCGGCTCAGCCTTTTTTGACGATTCAGGCTGCCGTGAATGCGTGGGCTGTATACGCGCGCCAAACGTCCGGTAATTGGAAGATCAAAGTTGCGGCCGGTACCTATTCAACAGGGGTTGTTATTGATGGCATCAGAAGCCCAACTGAACTGGTGATTGAGGGTGAGCTTTCTGGATCAACCAAGGCCTCGATTCTAGACGGCGCCCTGGCGCAAGCCTCCGGTATCAATGCCAACTCCGGCGTTCGAATTCGCACCAAGAACCTGCATGTAAGGAACTTCACCAGCAACGGAATTGCTGCTCAAAACGGCAGCTTTCTGACAATCGACAGCTGCGATATCTCAGGGTGCCCGACCTTCGGTGCAAACGCATCTGAATTCTCAGATATGAATATCGTAGGCGCATGCACGATCACGGTGCCGGCCGGAGGGCGTGGGGTTCGCTATTACAGGCAGTCAACCGGAAGCATCTGCGATGGAACAAACCCGGTAGTAGTGCAGGGTCTCGGGGCTGTGGCGGACGGCGTCCAAGTTCGCGACAACTCCTATGTTGTGTGCAACAACGGGCTAGCCGTTGATGGGTTCGCCAACACTGGAATTTGGATCTACAAACACAGCTACCTAGAGCTTCGCAACTCAACTATCAGCAATAGCGCGACAGGAATAAAGGTTGATGCGCTGAGCTTTTTGGCAAATCTCACGGGGACAATAACCTACACCGGGAACACGAAGAACATTGCTTACACGGGCTTCTCGTTTCCGTACGGACAGACAAAGAACACCGTTATTGGCGGGTCCGGCGCGTCTAGTCAGGTTTCGTCAGGGGCCTATGATCTTGTAATCACCAACAACGGTGAGTCGGGAATACAGGCGCTGACGAACGGCGGGATATTCAATATCGACGTGAACTTCCTGAACCGCCTTTCATTCGCGGCTGACAACACTATGCGCTACTGGCTCAACGGTGTTGATACATACCGGATGCGCACAGACGCGATTATCCCTGTTGCGGACAACACCAAGGCGCTCGGGGTTAGCTCCAACCGGTGGTCTGTGCTCTACGCCGGTACTGGCACGATCAACACATCTGACGAACGCTCGAAGCGGCAGATCAAGCCGATCGATGCCGCCGCGCTACGGGCCTGGTCCCGTGTTGAATACTGCCAGTACAAATTCAATGACGCAGTAGAGGCGAAAGGCGACGGTGCGCGCTGGCACTTCGGGTTAGTCGCCCAGCGAGTCAAGGAAGCATTCGAGGCGGAAGGGCTGAACGCCTTCGACTACGGGTTGCTTTGCTACGACGAGTGGGATGAGACGCCGGCAGTAGAAGAACAGCGCGACGATGACGGTAACGTCGTTGTTGAGGCTGAGCCTTATCGCCCAGCAGGGAATCGTTACGGCATTCGGTACGAAGAAGCGCTGGCGCTTGAGTGCGCATATCTAAGAAGCAAAATCGCCGCCTAACAGCCCCGCCAGTCGGGGCTTTTTATTGCCTGGAGTTTTCCATGACCCTCTCTGAAATACGGGAGCGAGCCATAGCGCCCGCTCTCGCGATGCTGCCTGCGCGAATGTCTAGCCGAGAGGCTGAGATCATGCTGCTGGCTATCACGCAGCAGGAAGATCCGGAGCAGCGGCGCCGCCAGTGGCCGACCGGCCCGGCCCGCGGGCTACTGCAATTCGAGCAAGGCGGTGGCGTGCGCGGGGTGCTGAATCACCCTGCGAGCCGCGACCATGCCCTGCGTGTGTGCGCTGCTCGAGGTGTTGCGCCTGAGCCTGCCGCGGTATGGGCTGCGCTCGAGCACGATGACGTGCTGGCGTTCGCCTTCGGCCGGCTGCTGCTCTGGACAGATCCGAAGCCGCTGCCAAGTGAGCATGATGCCGCGGGTGGCTTGGATCTGTACCTGCGCACCTGGCGCCCCGGAAAACCTCACCCCGAGCGCTGGCCAGCCCGATTCGCCGCGGCAGTCCGTGAGGTGATGCGATGATCGCCCTGCTCAAGCAGTACAAGCTGATCGCCGCAGGAGCCGCTGTGCTTGCGCTGATGGCGCTTTCTGCTGCTGGTGCGTGGCAGTGGCAGGGGAATCGGTACGAACGCCAGATCGGCGAAATCCGGGCGGCAAACGCTGAGGCCGCCCGGGTCGCTCTGGCGCAAGCAAGATCCGAAGAACAGCGCCGACAAACCGCCATCGAGGGAATACGCCGTGACGCACAAGAACAAATCGCCGCGGTTGCCGCTGATGCTGCTGCCGCTGATGACGCTGCTAGCCGGCTGCGCGCACGAGTTGCCCAGCTATCACGCCGACCCGCCAGCTGTGCCGGTTCTTCCGGTGGAGGCCAGGCAGCCGAACCCGCCCGAGATCTGCTTGCCGTCATGCTCAGCCGGATTGATGAGGCTGCGGGAGGAGTTGCTGAATTTGCCGATCGAAGCCGAGCGGCAGGACTGACGTGTCAGGTTTCGTATGATGCGGTGAAGGGGAATTAGGGTTGCCCGGACGGGCGAGGACGGTAGACCGGGACTCCGGCCTCCTGTGCTGCGGTGATCATGTCGAGCGTTCCGCGACCGCCCGGGAAGGCGACCACGCCGTCTGGCTTTAGCTCGAGCATCTGCCGGTTCCGGATCGGCCCGGCGCGCTTGCCGTACTTCTCCCATTCGGCCCGGCACCTGGTTGGCTCCTGCCCCATGTTGATTGCCCATTCTCGAGCAAATCGATCAGCTCCAGTTGGGCACTCGCCCTGTATCACCTCGCAGATTCCGCGGAGCGTGTGGATCTTGTCGAGCACCTGAAACACGAACGCCCGGTCGGCGTAGTCGCGGCCTCCGCAGACGATGATTCTGACGGGCAT